TCAGCACCCATCTCTTCACCGCCCATTGGCATCTCAGCACCCATCTCAGGAGCACCCATACCGCCCATTCCATCATCCATACCGAAGCCACCACCTTGACCTGTTACAACACCTAGCGCGGCTTGTAAACTTGTCTTAGATTGTGTCAGTGCGGCTTGCAATGTTGTAAGTGCTTCGTTGGCTTGTGAACTGAACTGTTCACCTTCGTTAGTACCGATTTCGCTGTTAACGCTATCAATAACAGCTGGTAATTCTTTAACTAGCATATCAGAAACTTCTTCAACCATTTTCTGTACGCTGTCAACCATGTCTTTAACTGCTAGAACAACTTGTGATTTCTCAACTTCTTCGTTCTCAACAACGATACGGCTGTTGTACATTGGTTGCGCTCTTAGTTCACCATAGTGATGTGTTAATGCTTGCTCCATGAAAACAAGTTTCAAGTAAGCTGGATTTTGTTCGCTAGAATGAATAGCGTTTGACTGTCTAGTTTCACTGATTAAACCTTTTACTTTACGTAACATGGTTCTTGTGTCAGACATAGACAACTTGTCAAAGTTCAAAGAGGTATTGAAATTCTCTTTTAGAGCTTTCTTAGCCATCATTGATGGTTTACGGTTAAATTCGGTTAGTTTCATAGGTATTCCTAAAGTACGATAATGTATTTATCTTTCTTCAAATAAAATTAAAGAGAAGATTCCTTAAATTTCTTAATTTGCCAGCGTTTAGTCTGAATCATATAACTATTTAATTCCTCTAGAATTATTTGTTTTTTGTATCTGGCCTCAGCAAGTCTATTGTATCTCAAAAAGTCTAATTTAGCCTTTTTCTTAGCATTCTCAGCGGATTTGATTATAACATCTAAGCTTGCTAATTGTGTATCTAGCTCCCTGACACGATTTTCTTCGTAGATTAGATTGCGCCTATCAAGCACAACCCAGGTCACTGCATACTGTAAAGTAGAGAATGTATTAGTTACATCTGTGCCCAATTTTAGTACAATAAATCCTACGTTGACAGCACGGATCTCGTACTCCTCAAATAATCTATATAAATTTCCATCTTTATAAACAGCTTTATCTTTTAACCTGTTTAAATTTTCTGCACTGAATAATCTATTGAAGGATTCAAACAGTCTTTTTTCATTCATGTGAAAGAACCTCAAAGTAAATATTACGTAATTCCGGAGTAGTGTCTAAAAAATCAGGTAGTGTGATTTGTTTGTCACTTAATCTTATCATAGGTACTCCGACACAATCCACATCTAATGCACCTAGTTCTTTTTCATTTTCTGTAAAAACTCCAGAATGATTAATATAAAAATCAAAACTCCAAACACTACATGGTTCAGGAGACTCAATTAAAAACCCAAATTTATCAAATTCTTCTAAGGTTACTGACGTTTGTGTTGTATTTGTTATATTCTCTGGTTGAGCCCTAAGAGAAATTACCTGCACGATAGTGTCTAAATTACACTGTGTATTTCTTTTATTCTCCCACTCTGACAACTCTTTAGTAGTCATATCAAGTGGAGGTCTGCGACTTGTAATACCTGTTTTTGTAATGTCAAACAGTGTGTAGCATCTAATATTTGTTCCCATACAGTATTTAATAGAGGTAAAAAAACCCAAGAATAAATCTTGGGTTTTTGTTTAACATATTAACTAATTAAGCTAATTTGAAACCGTTGTTTGCAACTGTAGCACCAGACAAGTCATACCCGTCAACAGTACCTAAATCACGAATAGCTGCTTGTAAATCGGCTGCTTCCCATGCACCAACTGGGTAAGTAGCAATGCTAACTTGACCAGTAGTAGCTTCTGATTGATAGAAGTGTACTGTTGCTAATTGTGTAATGCACTTGATAGCCGCATCAACTGCTTGATTTACGCCCATATCGCCTGAAACATCTGCACCCAAGTCTAACTTGAAGAATGCAAGATGTGGACCTTGAATCATTACTGGAACGCCAGTAGTTGCAGAACCTGAACCATTGCGTGTGTCGATTGCGAATACTGGTTTTGTATCGCCGTGTACTTGTAAATTGTTATTTGCCATTTTATTTTTCCTTTAAAAGTTTGAACCATATAGGCTCTACTTTTATTTATGCCATTCGTAAAAAAACTTGGGTTTAGAACAAATTTCCGCCTTTTTCTAGCTTCTGCATTACAACTTGTTGTTCTTTATTGCTTAAATTTCTCAATGCGGCTAGTACTTGTTCCCCATCTGAACTTAATGGGATATCAGCCGCAGAATGTGTTTGTGTGAACTTACTACGCTCACTACTATAATATTGGTCAAAAATTGCTGAACCTAGATTTTCTAAATCAGGTGAATAGTTTTCTCCGCTAGCAATTTTTTGTGCTATTGTTTGACTAACACTTTTAACTTGACCAGCTAAATTACCAAGATTCCCTGACATATAGCTTTGAATACCCTTTTCAATAGTACTTGCATACTGCTGAATAAGTTGGTCAGTGGCCTGATCCTCATTGATTATTCGTGTGTACAGCCGTTCAAAGTCAATAGATTCTTTGGGTCTCGCCCTATATGTTTGCGGGACAATAATCTGTCCCGGCGGCGGAGGTGGCTGGCCCTGCTGTTGTGCTTGTTGTGCAGCCTGCTGTTGTGCTTGTTGTTGTTGAATTTTTAAAAGATCGTCTTTAACTGCTTCTGAAGTAGATGATATGAATCCTATCATTTTCTGCATAAAAGTACCTACAAATTTTTGCTTGGCTATATTTTTTTGTACAGTTCCCACTTCTCCTTGGGATGCATCAAATCCAACTGCACGTGCAAATGCTGTTCCCAAAGTTCCTACTGTTTGTCCCGCAGATCCGGCTACTGCCCCCAATCCTCTGCCTAGCAAGCCTGCAGTGGCTCGCCCTGCAGTTTTTAATGAATCACCGATGCCTTCATCTAATTCATTCAGCTTCATTAGGTTTTCTCAAACTGTTAGAGAATCTAGTCTGATCCTTAGATTTGATAGCATTAAGTAACTTACGTTCTAATACTGCGGCACGTTCAGGATCGTAATGTTTATTAATCATTTCAATGAGGTTTATTGCGCTAGTAATGATATTATGGGCACGGCTTTCAATAACATGTTTAGTGTCACGATTGCTTCCTAGTGCTTCTAATTCTTCTAATAGACTACGGGTTTTGCGTTCCATAATATTCGGTTCCTAATTATATTTATCACTTACGCATTGCATTAAGCATAGCTTTTAATCTTGCGCCCTGCACGTCTACAACGACTTTTTTATGATCCTCAACGACTGTTCCACCGTCAAACGGGGCATCTTCTGCTAGTGTAGACTGGGGCTTTAATTGACTCATAATCTCGTTAGGACTTGGGGCGGGTCTGTATTTTGCTTGTTGATCCGCAAATCCATCAGGATCCTCGTCTGTGATACGCATAGTCTCAATATTATATTCCAAGTCAATCTTTTGTCCTACCCCCGTAGAACTACGACTTTTCATACACTGAATCTGATACTTACCACGCTCACGCATACTGCGACTTGTAAAGATACCGAACACGTTATCTGCTGTGTTAATCTTACTAATACCACCAGCAATATGACTATGGTCAAACTCAATTTCTTCAACTGCGCTACGATTTAGCTGTGAAGCAGTGACCATTAATATGCCCAATTCTTTTGCTAAGTTACGCAATTCTTCTGATACATATTTGTCTTTAATAAACTGGTCGTTAGGGTTGACTTTAACTGATACAGGCATAACCAAGTCAAGATAGTCAATCATTACAAAGTCAACTTTAATGCCAGTTTGAATTTGCACTTCTTTTAAATAACTACGAATATCGTTCACATTACTCTGTGCGGGCAATCCTTTAACACGATATTGACCTGCTTTCTTTCCTGCCATTTTAACTTTGAGTTCAGTATTATCAATATCTTTACGAATATCTTTGGTACTCATCATTGTTAACATCGCATCAGTTCTTAATGAAGTCAATTCTTCTGAAAGTTCCAATGAGATATATACCCCGCTTAATCCCATGTTCAACCAGTTCAATGCAATGTTCATCATCACAAGTGACTTACCTGAACCTGAGCCACCTGCAAAGATATTCAATTCACCTCGACTAAAGCCACCATATAACAATCTATCAAGTTGCGGCCAGCCTGTGCTTTGTTGTCCACCTGCATTAAAGTATTTGTGTAATCGTGCTTTAGGGTCAGCAAAGTAATCTGTACCCATGTCTCGTTGCAAACTAATCTGCACTGCATCTTTGATTAGTTTCTCTACGGGACCAAAGTCACCTTTTTCTAATAAGTCTGCCGATTTAAGAATTGCACGTTCTAATTCTTGTCGCTTAGTGAATGATTCAAACTCTGCTAAAAACCATTCAGTATGTTTGTCACCGAAATCTTCAATGACTTCAAGTTCTACTCCTGTTGTTGCTTTGATTTGTGTCACGTCGGGTAGTATGCTATACTTACCACTATACTCTTTCATAAACTCAGCTACTGGACGTAGTGACTTATCAAAGTTATCAGCATTCATAATGTTCATAACTCTGGTATACAATTCTGCATTTGTCATCATCATTTGCAGAAAGAGCCGTTGAACTTCTGTGTTATAATCCTTTAACAATCTGTTTCCTTCTCATCTCAATTTTAATTTTACTTGTTGTTGCACACTGTAGTATACTTAGCAGTGTAGGAACTTTGCCATATCTTATTACTGCATCGTTTACATCTTTGATATCATCTTCCCAATCAGGTAAACTAACACTATAGCCTAAGCCAAGTGCAGTATCGCATATATCTAATCCGGGCTTGTCTCTATCAGGAACCATAATGATTTGTCTGTTCAATTGTCTTAGTACTTGTACTTGTTCTGGACTGATGTTATTGTGTGTTAATGCACAACCATCAATGCTCAATGCATCAAAGATACCCTCAACAAGAATACATGTTTGCCATTCTGGTTTCTGTAAATCATATCCAAACACATAACCTACTTGTTGATTCTCAGTTATGAATTTAGGTTTACGGTCATCTAAGTATCTGCTAGTATGACCCACTATCTTGTTGTTGTATGTAAATGGGATAATCACACGATTACTATTGCGACCTTCATCATCAGGTGTCACATAGAATTTATGTTTGTTTACATCAATACTACGTTTTTTAAGATAGTCAACAAAGACAGTATGCTTTTCGTTATTCACATCTAACACATCACAATCAGGCAGTTCTTTTGCTTGTAGATTGATTGGTTTGACTTTCTTAAACTTACGTGTAAAATCTAATAAGTCTTTGTTCTGTAAACTTTCTAAGCTCCAACGCTGTATTTGAAGTTCGTCTACACCAGACCACATCAACAATTCTTTAACACGTTTAGTTATACTACGACCCAATTCAAAGTGACAGCTATACCCACAGTTGAAGCAATTGTATGTCCAACTATTTTCATCTACAAATTTTATTCCACCGCGCATTCTACGGTCATTCTTATGCCCGCGCTTATCACAACAAATGGCATTAAAGCTGTGCCAGCCACCCATTGTTGTTTTCTTTTTACCAGGAATAATGGACAATATGTCGAACATGTTACTAGTATAACATATTTTCAGTACAAAAGCAAACTGCTTTGGCTTATCTTGTGTAGATATGGGTTGCGTCGCCAGCTGTACTTACGAACTTGAAACGCATGTATGGGTGAAATCCAATGATATTAAAATTATCACATTCAGTCTGTTCAGTATAAGTGGTTGGTACTCCAATATCATACCAATCAGTATCTGCCACAGCAGAACCCTGGACTTGCACTGTTCCTGAATAGTTTTCAAAGTAAACTTGTGCAGTTACATTGAATCCTTCTCTAGCAGAGAAAATACTACTATAGTAAGTTACTGCATTACCGTTCATAGTCGGGAGCTGATGGTTAGGAATGTTGATTAGATTAGAAGGGGTAAAGTTTGGCATCACTCCGTCTATAACTTGAATCTTACCCCTGACACCTGAATTCTGATCCACAAACACAGGTAAATCTGTTGTACCATCAGACATTTCAATAGTGTAATGACAGAATTGAGAATCGATACCTAGCAAATCAGTAGAAATAGTTTCTAACTGTACGATTCCGTTTAATGCAACAACTGTAGTTAACGCTTTACTAAATAGTAGTTTAGTTTCGTCATCGTTTATAATTCTAAAAGATAACTCTTTACCGGTTACGTTGATAGGTTTTTGATCCTGATTAATCAGTTGGAATTGAAGCTTATTGTCAACTCCTTTATGTAGTTTTAGGGTGTTTGCGTACACGGTTTTATATCTCCTAATTGAATTGCCGGACATCATCACTATTGTTTCTCTAGGGATGTAAAAATAAACGGATGTTGAATACACGATGTTTGGTCCTTTGTAGTATTTATGACGACCTAAATATAAAAATATTATGGTTAAAACCCATAGATAAATATCCAAGACACATTATATAATGCAAACAGACTTCTTCAAGAATTTAAGCGAAAATCACCCCTTTATCACGGTATGTTCCTATAGTAATCAGGACTATGTTGGAATCATACAAAACAGGGATGATATTGTCACCACTATCTATGATTACGGAGCTATAATACATAGCGAATTGCGTGAAAAATTCTTAGAACTAGGTGATATTTGGTGGTGGGAGAGCAATCGTTTGATACCCATCAATATGTTTCTTAAAGAAGAATGGTCTATTTTTAAACCCTATTTAAGAACGTTTAATAACAAAAGTCTCACTATCATTCACGGCCCAATATGTAGTATGAGCGAATTAGGGCGCAGAAAATCTAAAAGACGTAGCATCACATTAGTCAAACGCTTGTACTAATTTCTTTCTCTAACAAATTCATGTGAACTGCTACTAGCCAAGCATAACCAATTGCATGTGCTTTCTTAAAACTATACCCCTCATCATTCTTTTCCCACACACTTTCCCCGACTTCTTTCCAAGTCTGACCAATCAAATGTTTCTTTGCAGGACGAATAATCGCTAACATCATAGCAAGTCTAGGAATACTGTCAACGGGTTCAGGCATCTTTAACATGCTGTTGTAATGATTGCTTAAGTGAACCAACTTACTTACAAACTCAGCATTGCGTAATAGCTTCCAATTAGGATCTACCATTAAGTCAATCAGTTCCATCTCAGTTTGAATTTGGTTGTATACGTGAACATTCAACAAGTCTAACTTAAGATAACCGCGGTCTTCTGCATCAGCATAATCAATGTTAGCCATGTCATTTATTGCATCGTAGGGCACTTCAGTAACATGGACACCTGTGTTATGTTTACGCATTGGATTGACTTTACGCATTGCCGCAGGAGTGTGCTTGATATGTTCTAATATCTTGCTACGGTCACCAAAGTCAATGTCAATATCAAAGTTCAAAAATAACTCCCCGGTCCGTGACTATATCTTACTGTTGACACTTCAAAGCCGAATTCTTTTGCAAACTTTTCAGCATCTACTAATTCAGTAAATCTAAATTGCAAATATTGATAGTTTCCCTCACTTCTACCATTTTGGGTGAACTCTCTGCTAGTGGGCCATACTAAGCTTCCAGTGCCGTTTGTGTCAAAATACACTCTAGTCGGGTGAGAGGGGTTCCACATCCAATCATTCCATTCATCATAATCCTTACTGAGTACATAATTTACACAGTAATAGTCAGTGTACTTTTTTAATTTTGGTTTTTTTGGTTTCAGTTTTTCTGCTTCAATTGCGGCTGCAACCTTTTCTCTAATCTCAGCTAATTTGCTCATCTTGGTTGTACCAATCCAGCTTTCATTAATTTCATATATCCTTGTTGCACAACAATAGCTTGTCGTTCAGCATCTTCTACTGCTTTATGAGTGGTCACATGTCCACCGTCTTTAAGACTAACACCTGTAATATCAAACAAAGTACGTGTATCTCTGACGTTATAGTAGGGCCAAGGTGATAGTTGACCATGTTGTCGCCAAGCATGTTCCATTACAACAA